ATCCTCCTCCGGGGTTTAACCCCCGTAGCCGGCTAGTAAGCCGGTGACCACCGCCTTTTGATGTTGACTCTGGCGGAGAGTACGCTCTTCGACAAGTGGTTCACATCAAACGTGGGGTCTTCCCCACGTTTAAGGAAATACTTCAGAAGGGCTGGATAACCATCTAGGTCATCCTGGTCCTTACCAACGTGTACTACATATCCCATTAGTTCGGGACGTTGTAGATTAGCGTTGATCCGATGGAAGGTAAAGCTTCTATTACAGAAGCTCGTCCAACCAAGGACTGGAGAAGTGTCTAGGACGGTAGGTAGTGGGCCCAAAATGGACTCAACTCTCTTCCGAACCTCCTTTGCTGTTTGCCAGTATCCTGCATTATACAGTTTATTGGCGAAGGAGACAAGCGACACAATCTCTGACGACGAACGTCTGTTGTCGGGAGGCATACGGGTTAGGTAAACAGGCGTTACTTGTTCACCGCCGTAAGCATCCATCCCACAGGACTCTCTGAACTTTCCAGTCCAGAAAGACTTGTTAGCATTGACTTTCATGTTAAAACATGTAAGCCAATCAACAACAGCTGGCACCTTGTCTGTAGAGACAATGATATCGTCTCCATAGACCCATACGTACCGGGATGCTTCGAAAAGCCCCTTGTACGTCAATGGAAGGTTAAGCGCACTGCGAACCGCACAAAGAGCAATGGTAAAGAAAACCATTGATTCGATAGGAAAGCATAGCGCTGAACCGGCAGAAGCGAACTTGTTGAGCTGGATTACTCCATGCCCAGGAACGTCCGCTCTTGTTGATCGAGTGGCCATCACAGCCGCGCGTAGGTCGTCTAACGCAGACGATTTAAGCAACGATTCAACAAGCACTAAAGAAACTCTGTCGCTGGCCTCAGATAAGTCTAAGGTAGCTATGCTACCATCGACTGACCCAATGACAGCAAGCTCACGGTTGATTTCCTGGGACGTAAAGTTTACGTGTCCAGAGGTCAACTCGTGACGCTCAATAGAGTTATAGAATAGTGGCAACAAAGCTTGTTGTGTGTATTGCATACACACGGGCTCAATCGCTATTATCCTAGGGGTCTTTAGTGTCTTCGGAACTGAGATAACCCTAACAGGTCTCTCATCCTCCGGTTCCCTGAAGTGCACGTCCTCGAGAGCTTCCTCCAAGTCTACTGACAGGGAGGCAAGGCCGTATCCGGTAAACGGAAAGGCTGACTCGAGGCGCTGGGTCCACTCTCGGAAAATGTATTTTCGGTTTCCCGAAATACGCTCCGCGGTGGCACCAGAGCCGTGTCTTGGGAGCACGTCTCCAGATCGGACGGTTTCATCCGCACGATACAGGATTCTTGTCCACAAGATTTCTGCTGTTCGCTCAAATTCGGCAAGCCGAGTTGGAGGATAGTCAGAAGGGCTTGAAGCAACTTCAGCGTCACACTCGACAAATCTACTAAAGGCGTCATCGGTACGTTCCTTAGAACAAGGGAGGTGGATCTTTTTCCACATCAGACAGAATTGTCTAACGCATCGAATCGACTCGATAGAAGGATTTTCGAGTAACCTACCAGTCGTGTCGAACACTTGCTCGAGCAAACCTGACAGAAATGCCGGGAAAGCCACATGCCTATTGGGTTGATGAAACCCCTTAAACATGTCTGGAGCAATATAGCCCTGATCCAATGACTTTTCAAGGTCCTTGGCATAAGAGCTCAGGCTTATCGTAAGAAACGATAGCCCTTCGTGTTCGACCCGCCGTGACACATAACTAATGTCACGAACGGTGTCGGTGCAACATCGCATGCTGATATCATCAAGCATGCAACTCACGAGCCACATAAGGCTTTTCGTCACGGGCCCTCCTTGAGGGAAGAGCTCAGTGAATCCATAGCTTTTGCTGTGACCGCTGAATTCAGTCCGATGCGAGGGTTGGGGTGTAAATCCCAACCCCCATCGTCGGGACGAAGACTGTTTAGGTCTCGCCTCCAACAACCTTCAAAAGGTTAGCGGAAGTACACCAACCAGTCAAGGCCAACGCAATATCCTTCAGTTCGGCATTAGTATAGCCGACCGGAGGTGCGTCGATGACAATATAGACAGACGACCGATACTCGACATTGTTAGCCGAGGTAAGGGGATCTGCCGCAATCTTTTTAGCGTTCAGTCGAACACTAAAACGGTTCCGTTTACCAAAGGTCCTGGCGATTACGAGTTCGTAGTCACCGGTGTCCATACGGTAAATAGAGGAACTGTCATCACGGCCAATAGCCGGAAGGGACTTCGCAACCGCATTAACGGTTACGGACTGTGGGTCAGCAAACAAAAGCATGACTCCTGAGTAAGGTTTCTAAACAGCAGGATTGCTGCCTAGTTAGCTTCGGGTAATCCCCAAAGCGGCTAGTATGGCTAACTGTTTAGGACTGAAGCCGTCCCAAGTTAACCCGAACCCAAAGGGTGAGGCATTGCTGCGATACTTACTTTCCTGTATCAGCTTAGCTGAACAGAATTTAGGCCCACTATTAGTAGCGAATTCGAAACTAGTAGTGGTTTCACGGAGCCGATATTCGGTCACCGTGGCATAATCGGCAGCAAGGTTTTCAGCGAGCTGGGGAGAGAAGTTGGCAACAACTGCGCCAACATCCACGAACCAGTCGATGAGCCAAGACCACGGGATAATTTCGTAGACAACCTCTGGAGATGGAGGCCAGTCAGCGCCGTAAAAACGACGTATGAATTTGGCCTTATCCCATTTGGGAGTACCAAGATCAGGTATGTAATACCTGAACCTGGCCGCGAAACCGTAATGTTCGTAGTTACGTTCAGTTACGGTCTTTCGCCACGAACCAGTAAAGTGCTGGACTGGGATAGCAGGTTGGAGACCCGTCGGGTATCCAGTTCCTGTAGTCACAGTATTAATCGTGGATTCTTGTTCACTGATCTTGCCTTTCCTACGTACTCCTTTTCCGTTATCACGGATAAGTTGTGTGAGTACCTCGGCCATATGATCTGTGCCCTCAACAAAGGACATTAGATCTTTGACAAAAGGTACCCATCCAAACACGTAATTGAGATAATCAGACCCAGCTTCTTTGTGGATCTGACGAACTTTCTTACGATAGTTCCTCAACAACATGGGTATACGTGGAATATCTCTCAACTCCGCGAGAAACTGGCCCATAGAGGGATTACGTTGGAATTTTCCATCGTCATCCTTATAGCCAGACCCGGGGCGAAACTTGTCCCAACCAACGGCTCCTTTAGCATGAGTGCGAAAGAAGTCGTTAGTTAACCCTCGAAAGGGGGAGGAGACGCCTTGACCGATGTAGGGTACGAAAGCACCCTCAGCGTACATGCGCCAATTTAATGCTGAGTTATACAGAAAGTTTTCTGTAAAACCCATAGGCATTAATTCAACTTTCGCTTTTCGACAATAGAAAACACCCGTATGAAGGGGTGGTCCCAAATTGTTCGAAGAGAGAACAAGATCTTCGAAAGAGCGAAACACAGAAGTTCCATTATTGGAAAAGGAAGAGATTGGCTGATTGCCGACTTTGGACCATTGAGTCCCTAGTCGAACATTTTGCGTCGCTTCCCTCCTTTTTT